TAACTACCATGATATAATAACCAACCCATATTACCGTCTAACTGTACTTTTTCAATATCGGAGTAGCCAGCTAAAGAAGTACTATTCTTTAATACTACTCCAATTTTATCTTGAGGGTTAGCTCTAATTTGTTTAACTGTTTGTAAAGACAAGTCATAACCAACTTGTGCTTTTTTACCTTTAGATTGTTCTAATTTAAGTAGACCTTTCTCTACTATTTGATCTGCATTTAACATAACTATTTTTTCTTTTTTGTATATGGGAATAATTTATTCAACGTCGTCTTTCTTCTAGTACATCCACAATCCTCATACCCGAGCATATGAGCTATCTTATCTGCTAGTATATCAATATAGAAAAACTTTAGCACTTTAGCAACTGTATCTCCTAGTCCTTGTGACTTCATTATTTAGCTAATTGAATATTAGTATAAAACTCTGCTCTTGCTGAGTCTTCTTCTAAGAAACACCCAGAGAGTTTAGCAGTTTGCATAGAAGCACCTTGGTGTTTAACCCCTCTACAACTTACGCAATTATGAGTTGCATTAATCATTACAGCAACACCTTGGTTATTTTCACAGATTTTATCTACTGCGTTATGAATAGCTACGGTTAACTGTTCTTGAATTGCACCTCTTCTACCAAAGTGTTCTACTATTCTATTCAACTTAGATAAACCTACTACTCTACCGCCTTCGGTAGGTACATAAGCAATAGATACTAGTCCTGAAATTGTTTCATGATGATGACTACACATACTAGTAACCGGAATGTTACTTTCTTGAATAATTCCAGTATATCCATCACTCGGAAAGCTAGTAACTTCGTCAAGGGCTTTAAACCTTCCACTAAATTTATCATTTACATAAGCTTTAGCTACCCTCATTGGAGTATTAGAACTATTAGGATCATTCTCCCAGTCTATACCTAATGCAATTAAGAAATTACCGTAATGCTTTGCTGCTGCTTCAATAATCTGATGTCTTTCGTATTCATTTAAAGAATGTCTACCGTTATCAATAGCCTCTTTTAACTGTAAGCTAATACCGTTAGCACAACCTGCTTTAGCAAGTTCTAAATCGTCAATGTTTATATTTTTATCTCTTGTCATATTATATATTATAGGTATTTTGAAATCTGCTCTAAACGTTCCTCTATAGTACCTTTTAAAGTTACGACTTTTTCTTGAGGTATATGCTCTTTAATAAACTTCTGTATAATTTCATCGATTTTAATCTGTAGTTCGTAACTTAATCTATCAGGATCACCTTGTTCGAAAGTAAATTCTATAGGTATATAGAAGAAATACTCTACTTGGTCTTTAGTCTCTTCAAATAAACAAACTAAGTTCTCGATATCAACATTAGGAGTTAGTATTTCAGAATATATAATACAGTCTACTAAACTACGAGTACTAATTACGTTTTTATGCTTTAAGTAGTTCTCATAAGCCCAAGCAGATAATTCATTAATTGCATACTGCTTTTCATTATTAGATAACTCGAGCATTTTACCAATCTTAATTACAGGGCGAGAAAACCCGTCGGTTACATAATAATCAGGAAATCTGGTAGATACCTCTTTTAATAAGGTAGTCTTACCAGTTCCATGCGATCCTATTAATATCTTCATAAGTGTCTTTTAGTAAAAATAGCTACTTTTCATCGAACTTCCAAATATCAGTAAAGAAATGTACCCAAGAATTTAAAGAAGTCTCTCGAAGTATAGCATAAGCTTCATCTATAGTATTTGCTCTATTAATAACTTGGTAAGCCGATACAACTTCACCAGCATCTAGTTCCGGAATTACCTTATGAACTACAGATCCACAGTAAGGATACTTTTCTTGATTTCCGGCAACGTCTTCTTGCTTGTTGAATCCTTTTAATTCCGGATAAACAGTAATTAATCCTGGATGTCCGTTATAAATTTCACCCTCTAAATACGGAAATAAGCTTTCTGGAAGTATTCTTAAAAATCCATGTAAGGTAATTAACTTTTTTAAGTTGATTCTCGTACGTAGATAGTCTAGTATAGAGGGCTTAAAAGGTATAGTACGTATTTCTACGTTATTTTCCCCAAAGATCTCCATGTTTCTCGGTGATACCTTTGTAATGTTATTAGTTACTACTAAACTAGGGAGAATCCCAAGCTTTTCACTAATAGCTACTACTTCTGAGCCTGTCTGAGATATGAATACTCCCCAATTATCTAATACTCTTAGTTTTTCCATTATTGACCCATTGCTTTTTTAGTATAAAATCCTGTATCAATTAATTCAGGCGGAATTAAATACTGCTTAGATGCACGAACAGGATTGATATCTAATGAACCGCGTCTTGCATACAACAGCATTACTACGCAATCTTCAACATCTGGATGATTCATAATAGAATTGAATAATTTCTCACTACAAAACTCATGAAATTCATTAACTTCACGTAATGCAATAACCTCTTTAAGTAAATCTTTTAGGTCTACCTTATTTTGCTTTGTAATAATACGGAAATAAGCCGCTCCTGTATCTTTTTGCTTTGTATGTCTACATCTTGATCTTAAAAGGTTAGTCATTACAAATAAATCTTCACCCTCTTCTGAAGGAGTAGTACTAAAGTGAGGCTCTTTAGAAGCGTAGTCTGTAATTTCCATAGCCTCTAACTCTTTATTACCTATTAAACGTAACATATCAAGATAGAATGCACCTGGATCTCCTTCGTATAATTTCTCTTCTCCTTGTCTAAAGAAAGATACCTTAGCTTCTGCACCAATACATGCGCTAATATCTTTAGCTACTTGATTTTCGTAGTTTTCAATAGCTTGCGGGATAGTATTTCCCATCTTACACATATCAAACGTATTTAGATAAAGCTTAAAAGATTTAGACTCTACCATAAATTCAGAACTAGCAGGACATACTATCTTCAAAGTACCTGCCATCGGTAATCCATTATCTAATAAGAAGGTTGCTTCATGGCAATGCCACGTATCATAACCTACAAACTCCTCTCCTGTAATACCCCAATCTTGACGTGCAAGAATACGTGGCATAGGATTTAATTGACTAGGATCGAAGGTATCTGTATATACTGCATAGGAGTTAGCTGATCCTAACGATTTAGCAGCTGCTTCTGACATATTACTTACTAACATAACTACGGAATTTTTTTATATTTTTAAAGATAAGGTTTATTTGTTCTTCTGACAACTCAATATCTAAGTTATCTGCTAATTTAGTTTTTGGTTTAGGTTGAATTAAACCATGAGGTCCTAATTCATTACCTACCCAACCGTTAATAACCGGTGAACTAGTATCTAATGAATAGATAAGGTTAAGAAGATGTAATTGATGATACTTAAATAAAGCAAACTCCACCGGATTTTGACATCCTAATAAGTGAAATTTAGGTTTACCGATTCCCATATTAAATCTATTTGCATACCACCAATTTAAGAATCTAAATCTTACTGTTACGAAGTCTGAATCTTTAACTAAGTCAAAAGGTAATGCAATAATATCTACTTTTTCTCTTAAGTAGTAATCTATACAATCCGCAATCTGCTCAAAGGTATCTCCTTGACATACGCCAATATACTTCTGTCCCTCTACTCTGTAACTCTCTAAATACTCTTTTGCATTAAGCAAGGTTTGATCGTAGTTGTTTACTACATCAGGAAGTACAAGATGAGTAGGTTTATACTCCTTACCCAGCTCGTGTAATTCTTCCATTGGTATAGATTTACCTAATTCAAATGCTGAATTATCTAATATAGAGAACTCTGCTGTTTTAAGCTTTTCTTTATAAAAGTCAGCATATTCTGTATCCAAGCTTAGCAAATGACCTAGTACATAAGGGTAATCACTTACCTCATCATGACGGTCAAATAACGCTTTCGGTATTTCGTGTGAAATTAAAGGCATAATTTATTTTTTATATTCTGATAATACTTTTTCTACTTGGTTCTTTGCAAATTGCCAGCTAACAGGACCTGTTTCGTCAGCATATTCTACTGGGTCAGGACGTCCTAACTTAATAAATGCTTCAATACGCTCTACTGATGCAGCAGATTTATAATCAGAGTACCATACGTTTTGGTGTTGCATTGGTTTATAAGAAGTATTTGTACGCTTATATACTTCATCAAAGTCTAAACCTAATTGCTCGCATGCTTTTAAACCGTCTTCTAAGATTTCGAATTTATTTACTTCTAAGTAAGGAGTATAAACTGATACTAATTCAGCACTCCAGTTACCGATAATGAATGCATCGAAGTCAGCATCTCTAAACTCTTGACGGCAGTCTGGATATATTGCGTGATCGCCCGCGTGAATCCCCATTGCAATAGCTACTTCTTGACCAATAGAACAATCTTCGTTAATAGGTCTAGTAGCAATTGACAAAGCTACTGCTTGAATCAAAGAAGCAAATATTTTATTACGGTTAGGTACAACAGTATCTTTCATGTTGTCTTGCTCGTAATGTCCTTCAGGTACATCTTTACCGCCTTCAACTAAAGTTGAATTTAATAACTGTGCTAAACCATCTAACTTAATAATTTGATGTCTTACAGCAGGATAGGCTTCAATAAATCCGCCTTCAACGTGATCTGTGTGCGTTAGTCTGTTAGCGTTTAGGTAAGCTACTAAGTCTTTTGC